GAACGAGCGTTGTGGGGCAAGGCCGAAGATTTTTTCTCTGGCGACACGTGGTCGTCGAAAATCACGTGTCAGGAGATCTTATGTCGTACAACCGAAGTCGTAATAGGTCGATTCCCACAATTTTTAAGGAATCGGCCGGGTATCCGGTAACTGCGTTTTATGCGTCCACTGAGCAAGGAGCTCAAAATTTCGCAACGCAGAATGAGTATCAGTACTTTGAAACTGATCTCGCTTCCCCTTTGGGAAGCACGGAATCCATGCAGGATGTTGTCTCGTGTGAGCATACGCAGCATGCGTGTCTTCATACTAAGATCGAACATTTTGCTGCGCCATTCACCTCCATGTGTTTCTTACCTGGTGCTGGATGGAGGAAAAGGACTAACGTCCTGTCTCCTATTTCAGTTGGGGCTGTTAGCCCTCTCATCATTTCAGCCTACGAGAGATCGCAGCTGAGTGCTGAGGCGTATGCTGCTCTGGAACCCCAATTTGCTAAGGGGTTCTCCCTGACGAACGCAATCTTCGAGTTGAAAGACTTTAAGAGTTTATCGCGTCATGTCATCGGAGTTGGTGATTTTTTGAGGGCACAAACTGCCAGAAAACTGGCTGCGGCAATTGCTAAAACTGCCGACAATGCGATCTCTTCGATCGCGTCCTCCACCATTCTTAGAGCACGGAACCTATCTTCGAAGACGCTTGCGGAGTTAACGCTTGAGTACGATTTTGCATTCAAGCCTCTTATTGCAGACGTCGCGAAGGTGTACACAATAGCCGAGAAGGCTACTGATGTTCTGAGTCGTTTTAACGCTCAGGGATTTGGTACCAATACGTTTCATTTTACGAAACCGCTGCAAACCTCCTATGTCCACCCGGACATAGCGTTTAATTCGCAGCCGTATGGTACCAGCATCAGGTACACAGGGAAATTCCACGCACAATGCAGGCAATCCTGGAAACATACTGTTGATAACAGTCTTGACCAGTTCCTGCAACAGTATGGGCTGCAGTTGTCTCCGAAGAACATTTGGGATGCTATACCATTCTCATTTGTAGTCGACTGGTTTTATTCAGTCGGCAAATCTTTAGAGACTGTCTCGCGTAATACTGTGACTAATCGTTCCATCCATAGTTACTCCGAAACTTATAAAATGGAGGCTACTGTTGCCAGAGTGCTTAAGAAATACACTCTGGGCTTCAATGGAAATTGGGAAGAGGTTATGTCACACTACGGAGGTTCGAGTTCAAGTCATTGGCTCGGATCCGGGTATTCCCCGGTTTCCTACGCGCGCGGGACAACTTACGAGAGGTCTCCTAAGGAGGTTATACCGTTCGTGTATGTCCTTCTGCCCTCATGGAGTGCTCCTCGACTTAGAAGTCTGGTCGATGGGCTTGCCATGGTACGCACGGCATGGGGCTTTAAAGGCAGCAGTGTTTCCCATTTCAATGGGCCGCATTAGCTGACGATTTCCCCCAATTTCGAATGCCGTGCTTCACTTCGCAATTTTGCGACGTCTACTGATCCGGAACGTTATCCGGCGACAATAGGAGATCTACATGTTTACCGATATCATTACTCTGAATGACGGTGTACCACGTACGTACACCCTGGTATCCCGTGAAGGGATGAACAGCGTCCGGCGTGAAACTACTGCCGGTGTACTGTCTTCTGCACTCTCGGCGTTCAACATGAAACATACTGTTGATGACCGGAACGTGTCGAAACCGAATCGCCATTTGGTGGCCATTACTGGCACTGAGTATGATACTGCAGGAAAATCGCAGACGGGGACGACACACACTGTAGTCACTCGCGCCAAAGGCGTTAGTGACGCGTGCATGAAGAAGCAGATGACTATGTTGGGCGCATGGCTCGCAGTCTCTGCTAACCAGGATGCTCTCCTGCGTGGCGAAAATTAATTACTTCGCCATAATGAGTAGGATGCACGGAACCACGTAGACAGAACAGGAACCCAATTGGGAGACTTGCAATGTCTGATGAATCCGCCTACTTTGGAATGTTTCTACGAGTCTTCGACGACTTGTTGGACATTTCACCAGAGTATAAGCCTAAGGATGCTGAGCGCGACCGGGAAGTTTGTCTATCCCGGTACCGCTGCGAAGGCCTTTCCTTCCTCACCAAAACGTTACCGGCTCTTATGAAGCACCTTTATGGTGCGTTAGAGTCCGGTACCTTCGTGCCGATTGCGAGTTTTAAAATCGCGAAAGGCAGAACAACCCCGTGTTTTCTCGGGTCATTGTTCAAGGAGATTTTTGATGAAAAAGGCTCGCTCTTGGATACCGCTCACGCGCAAAGCGTTGAGCTCATCTGCCAAGTTTGTGCTTTCATGTACAAGTTTGATGCAGATTATCCTGCCGATCTTGTTGCCAAAGTCGTTAAAAGCTTTGTCGACGTTGACGCTAGTCTCACGCATTGTGAGACGGTTTCGAACGAGCAGAGGATTCTTCTTACAGTCGCTAGTTCTTGGCTGTTTCGTATTTTCAGCGATTTTGATCCTGCTGATATACGTCCGAGACCTGGGCCCGGTGCTTCTGCATCCGGTACCCACAAGTCACGAAGATACGAACCCCTCACGCATTATTCCCGAATACATGAGCAGTATCCATATTACGGGTATTTCTACATGGGGAGTGATCACCTCGTAGATCGGAAATCAGCGTACATGTCTATGCCCCGGAAGGAGCATGGCATGAGTGTTCTGCGGACTGTCCCTAAAGATTCAAGGGGGCCGCGGATCATATGCATGGAGGAGCAAGAATACATGTTCCTCCAGCAGGGGTTAGGTGACGCCATGCGCGAGCATGTGATGCGTCATCCGCTAACGCGGGGCCATGTTAATTTTGACGATCAGTCAATTAATAGGCGTCTAGCCCAGGAGTCTTCTGTGTCAAGAGAGTTTGCTACTCTGGACATGAAAGAAGCTTCCGATCGAATATCTCGACAGCTTGTGCATATTCTTTTTGCCAAGCTGCCGAAGTTGAGATCGTGCCTACTTGCGTTATCGACTCCCTGCATCAAACTCCCTAATGGAGAGGTGCTGGATGCGAAGAAGTTTGCCCCAATGGGCAGTTCTCTTTGTTTTCCGATAATGTCTGTAGTGCATTACGCACTCGGTGTTGCGGCAATGCATGTCGCCACCGGTCGTTCCACAAAAGCGTTAGCGAAGGACCTATACGTATACGGCGATGACATTATTGTCAGGTCGGAACACGTTGACTCTCTTTTCGAAGCCTTTCCTAAATTTGGGTTGATATTCAACCAGGGAAAGAGTTTTCGTCGAGGTCACTTTCGCGAGTCATGTGGAATGGATGCGTTCCGAGGAAGGGACGTAACGCCCCAACGGCTTAAGCGCCGGTTTTTCGATGGTCGAGACCCGCGGGATATACTCGCGGTGACAGCTATGCACGCTGCCCTCTATAATAGAGGGTTCGTGAGGACTGCTGCAATGCTCCGCACAATTACGGATTCTCGCTTCGGGAGGTTTCCTTTCGTAGGTAAGGGTTCGTGTTACATCGGCTGGCAGACTCAGCTGCCCATCTCTGATGATGTTATATCTGTCATCTGGGATGAAAAGGTCATGGGTATTCGTGGATTTTTATCACGGGTACTCATAACAGATGAGGACCGAGCTCAGTATGAGTTGCTCGGTCCTGTGTGGGATTCCGACACACATTGTTGGACTATTAGCGCTCGCGTTATGAAAACGGAGCCTGATGCCTCAATGAGTGGCGGATGGGAACAGATGATGCGCTCAAATCTTGAAGCGCAGATCGGTTCGGCACGTCTCGATGGACGCTGGAAGCGACAAGCAATTTGCTTCCAGCGGAATCCCTACCAAGCCCTAAATGGCGAGTGTGCTGACTGGTTGCCCAGTTAGCTTCTTGTCACTAAGGCTCATCCGGGTTCAGAAAAAATGTGGGGATCAGCTCGTTATGTATGAGTATTCCAATGGTGGAGTTCCTGGGTCCTTTAAGTCCAGGCGTCGCGTTTGTCGGATAATGGGGTCATTCCCATTAAACATGACGCGTACGATTTGCCTCACGGCATCTAACTTTCAAACACGGATCTCATG